TTCTTGATGTCGCCCTCGCGCAGCTCGCGCTGCTTCGTCTCGGCCTGCTGTTCCAGAACGCCCGCGCCGAGACCCTGCAGCGCCTTTGCAAGGATGGCGGTCGCGGGGATGGGGGCCTGGACGCCCTGATAGGACGAGATCTCGATCGGCTGGAACGCCTGCTGCTGCAGGATCTCGGCGTACTTCTGACGCCGAGCGATGTCCGCCTTCTGGGCCTCGTAGGGATCCGGCAGGTTGAAACCGACGGCCATGTCACAGGGCTCCGTAGTTCACGGCCATGTAGCCGCTGGGGAGATGGATCACCGCTTCCGGCCTGACTTCCAGCACCTCCTGCGCCATCACGCCTCGCTCTCGGCTGCCGAAGATGTCGTACTCGTAGATGCCGATGCCGAGCGGATGCTCTCCGATGCGAACGATGTTCGATTTCAGCCGGCGATCCGAGATGGCGGTAATGGCGGCGGGCGCATAGCGCAGCGCGGAGCCGGCCAGCATTCCGAGGCCCTGCATCTGCGCGTTGAGGCCGCTCTGCGAGATGCCGTACTGCTGCATCGCATTCTGCCCCGCCGCCTGCGCCGCGCCGAAGATCGGGGCGGGCGCGACCTGCTGGCCCTGATACGCGCCGAACTGCGGCATCTGGATCTGCGAGCCGCCCATCAGGCCGATGATCTCGTTCAGCGGGACCGACCGCAGCGCCAGCTCGCGCTGCAGCGCCTGCGCGCGCGCTTGGTTCTCGAAACCCATCGCCGCCTGCTGTTCCGACGCCGCCTGCGCGCGAGCCTGCGTGTCGAGGCCGATGCCCTGCAGCGCCGCCTGCGAGCGCAGGTCGTTCTCCTGCTGCTGCTGCTCGCGGATGGCGGCGTTGTACGCCTCGCCGCCGCGCGCCAGCCCCTGGTTGGCGAGCTGCGTCTCTAGCTGCGCGCGCGACCGCTGGATCTGGGGCTCCAGCCTCGCCATGATCGCTTCCTGCGCGGTCGTCCCGGCGTTGACCGGGGCGCGCGGCAGCCCCGACAGGTCAAACACGGTGTTGAGCTCTCCCGTGCCGGTCTGGAACGGGGTCGAAAGCGTCCGCTCCGCGGTCTGGACGCCTTGCAGTCCTAGCTCAGCGAGGCGGCGGTCCACTTGCTGCTGCGCCTGCAGCGTCGCCTGCGCCTCGGGCGTCAGGGTCTGCGTGACGGTCGGGATGTCGCCCTGATAGGTCACCGTCTGGCTGCCGAGCGGGCCGTAGATGTTGGGGTTCGACAGCATGGCCGAGGCGCGCGCGGCCTCGACGTTCGCCGCGCCCTGCGCCTTGGCGGCGCCGGCATAGTCAGGGGCCGGAGGTGCGGACGCTTTCTTGCCCATGGCTGTCTCCAAGGAAGCGGCAGGTCTCCCGCCGCATGGTGTAGATGATCAGGTCGCCGCCCGGCGCGGCATCACGCAGGCAGGCCTCCTCGACAAAACCGAGGCGGCGCAAAAGTCGGATGCTGCGGATGTGGTCCGCGGAGGTCGTCGCGACAATCTTGCGCGCGCCCAACTGGCAAAACGGATAGTCGAAGATCGCCAACAGAAAGCCGCGCGTCAATGGCCTGTCGGCCGCAATCTGGCCTTCGATAGATGCGCCGTTCCAGTCACGGTACGAGGCGCCCGCGGTCAGCCGCCCATCGCTCTCCCAGCCTATTGCCGACATGCAAACCGGATCGAAGAATCCGCCAATGCGGTCCATGACCCAATGGCCGACAACCGGTCCAGCGACGATCATATGCCGTTCCAGCCGGGCATGAAGACGACGTCGGTTGCGGCCCATTCCAGCGACAGGCCCTTCGACGCCGAGCGGAAGTTGACCGACCCGCAGTAGCCGACGCCCGTGACACCCTGCCAGTTCACCGAAATGTTCTGCCCGGCGCCCCACGTTCCGTTGTCCCAGAGCGACGTATCCCAAACCGCGCTGGTTTGCGGCAGATAGGCCAGCGGCGCCGAGGTGTCGTTGACCTGGAAGTCGATGTTCATGCCGACAAAGACTGCCGGCTGGCCATCTGCGAACAGGTTCGGCCTCGCGCGGGTGAAGATCTTCTTCTGGCCGCGCGACCCGAAGTAGTTGAACGCCTGCAGCGCGCCTGCCGAGATGGCGGCGCCGTCATCCGAATGGTCGTCGGTCCATGCCTTGGCGACGTAGTCCGTGCCGCCGAAGAACAGATCCTGCTTGTGCAAGCAGAACGTGTTGGCGTTCCAGCCAGTGAAGTTGCACCAGCTCTGGACGATGGTGTTCATGACGTACTGCTGCTGAGACCCAACGCCGACAGGGATGTTGACGATCACGGCGTTGAACTTGGGCGCCACGCAGATTTCCCATCCGAACGAGCCGGAATAGGCGGCCGTTGCAGCTGCGAAGGCGCCCTGGATCTTGTTGGTCAGCGCGACACTCTCGGGCGCCACGCGCGCGCTCTGTAGCGCCTGCGAGAGCGGGAACAGGCCATCGAAGGCGATGTATGCCAGATCGCCGGCGAACTTCGCCAAGCACCGCTTGCCCATCGGCGAGCCCATCGCCCAGACGCCGACCAGCGACCACGTCGAGATGTTCGACGGGTCGGTGCCGCGGTAGATGATGATTTCGCCCTGCGTCGTCACGAACACGAGGTTGTCGTCGAGGCCGAAGCCGGCGTCGATAGTCCAGACGCCGATCGCGAGCAGGTATCCGCCCTTGCGCGCCACCGATGACAAGTCAAGCACCTGCGCAGCGCCGCCCACCGACTGGGTTGGCAGGTACCATGCCTTCAGCGTGTTGCGCTGGATGAACCACAACCGGTTCTTGAATAGGCAGACGTTGTCCAGCTCGCTGGTCGTGACCCCGGTGATCGCGGGCGTCGAAGCTCCGGTGATGGCCGTCCAGGTCGAGCCATCGTAGAGCAGCGGGTTGTTGCCGCCGCTGACCGCGTACAGGAAGTTGCCACCTGGCGTCGCGACGTTGGTGCTTTCCCATCGACTATTGGTCAAGCCGCTGACCACCGCAGCGCCTACCGCGCCGGCGCTGGTGACGTTGTAGATCGAGTTGCTGGAGATCGCGAACAGCGACTGCGTCGTTGCGCCGTTGTACGGCATCAGCGTCTCGACCTGACCCGGCAGGCCGGTCGCGTGCTTCTGGTAACCGCCACGCAAGACGACGTTGGTGGCGGTCGGGAAGTAGTTGGTCAGCGTCACCGCATCGGTGGGCTTCATGTTCGCAAGGCTGTCGCGCGCATTCCACCCGCCGATCGGAGACGGGATCGACGCGACGCGCGCGCTGGCTTGCTTTGCGGCACGCAAGACTGGGGCGGGCCGGACCATCTCAGGTCGACCCGTAACCGCTGTCCGGGATGTTGTCGTAGCCGATCAGCACCGTGCCCGGGCGCGGCGCGAAGGACAGGTTGGCGGCCGACATGTCCTGCGCCATCGCCGTCTCCAGCTCGCGCAGGAAGTCGCGATAGAGCGCCGTGGTATCGAAGCCCTTGGCCTCGAAATACTTCAGCTTCGTCATGAGGACCATGACGCGGTCCGGGTAGATGCAGGTGTCGTCGTCAGCCGTGAAGCTGTTCTTGATCGCGCCCGAGGACGACAGCGCCCAGCCCTTCGACCTGTACTCAAAGCCGAGGTATTCGGCGGTCGTGGTGGCCGGCCAGATCTGGAAGTACGCGCCGTAGAGGCGCCAGCGGATGCGCGGGCCAGTCGAGATGTAGCCCGACAGCAGCCATTCCCACTGCTGCGGGCTCTCGGGGCCAAGCATCTCCCAGCGCTTCGACTTGTCCCACTGCGTTCGCGGTACCAGCGCGTCGTAGTCGGCCGGCAACGAGTACTTGGTCTTGGCGAAGGTGATGCTTGCCGCGGTGCCCGGGCCGCCCGGGTTCTGGTTCAGCGTGACCTGCGTGCCGCTGTCGACGGTCTCGATGAACGTGTCCTGGTTGATGCCCGTGCCGACGGCCATGTAGGTCGAGTCGAGGCCCGTGGTGTCGGGGATGCCGGTCACCTGCGGCGACGAGGTCGTCCATGTGCCGGTCGTCGTCAGGTATTGGACGGTGAAGCGGTGCGGCCGGGTCAGCTCGCGCCAGTCGTGACGCTTGAGCAGCTCGTAGCCGCTCGCGTTCATCAGCGCCAACGTCTGGATGACGTCCTGCGAGTTGTTCCCGGCCACGGTAGACGGCGAGACGAGGCCCAGCTCGTTGCAGACCTGCTGGACAAGCTGAACCATCGTCGAGCCCATGTCAGGCGCTCCTGTCCATCGGCGGACGCCCGCGACGCGGTCCCTCGCCCTTGGCTTCGATCAGCTGCGCGACCTGGGCCTGCAGCGCCGCGAGCTGCGCCTTGGCCTCGGCCAGCTCCGCATTCGCGGTGCTTTCGCTCTTCATCCGCAGGAACGCCTGCGCCTTGAGCCGAAGGCCGACGCCACCCATGCCGACCCGCATCACCTGCGCGTCGCTGGCCGTGGCCACCTGCTCCACGGTGCGGAACTTGAGGATCTGCAGCTCCGCGACCTGCCCGTCGGTGATGTCGCCGGGCGCGGCGTGGTGCCAGTCCTCCAGCTTCGTGCCGGGGATGTCGCCGTTCTCGTTCTGCATCTGGAAGTGCAGCCACTGGCGCGGGAACCGAGCCTTGTGGTCGTCGCGCACCGGCTGGTCGATGATGTTCGTCGTGTCGCCGGGCACCATGATGCGGATGAACGGACGCCCCATCTCCTTGTGGGTATAGAACTCCACATGGAGCTTGGCGTCCGCGTTCGCGTCGTCGCTGTCGAGCGGCATGATCAGGCGCCCGCGAT